GGACTGTGAAGTCCCGAACGAACTCAGAATACTACCAGGTCCAAAGAGTCTCCCCTCGAGGGTCCTTACGGTCCCCGAGGAGGGGTGGAAGGTCAGAGTACTGGCCATCCCCCCTAGTTCCTACGCACGTCTGGGCCAGTCCGCAAGGCACTGGATCCAGGATGCACTCGTGGCTGCAGAGCCACGTGTAGGAATCGGATTCTCTTCGGCTTACAAGATGTGGGATATGCTCAAGCGACTCGGAGGAGTCCCTGTTGCTTGGCACGGAAGGGAGAGTGTCTCTGCAGACATTTCCTCCTGTACCGATTCCCCATCTCTCGAGACAGCTCGGGTAATACTGTTCAGTTACTTCAATCGCTTACGCGACCAGGGTATCAGCGTGCCTACGCACGTCTGGGCAAGTATTCACCTTTGCTGCTCACCTCATATCTTCGTATACCAGGGGCCGGAGGGAATCTTTACAGATTCTCGACCACACCAAACCGGTGTAATGATGGGCGAAGGCCTGTCATTTGTCCTTATGGTCCTTCAGAACTTGATTCTCGATGAATTACTTCTAGAGAAACATGCGTTGGAGGATGGTGTCGAAGATACTGAGTATACGCTTCGTGTGCGCACAGGAGGCCTTACGGCAGTGGTCGGTGACGACTACTTGCGCTTGTTCGTTGGACCGCGGTTCACGGATTACGAGCACGAAGCATTCCGGCTGTTCTCATGGCGAGTCTCCGCAGGGAAGCATGGTGGATCACTCCACTCATTACAACTTGCTGAGGAATTCGGTTACATAAGAGAGCCCACCGGGACCAGACCCTACCAGAAACTTGCTGTAAAGCAAGACACAGTGAAGATCAAGTACCTTGCGGTACCGGGTCCCAATGCAAGCAAGGACGTACCTGCTTGGGTAGGAAGGGCGAAGGCATTAACGAGTCACATGGAGTGGGCCGTCCGTGATGGACACCTCTCCGAAGGTTCCGCAAGGTTCCTGTGTGACCGGTTCAGGGCTGTGGCTGGACATGATTCCGTAAGGATTCCTGCCGTTGCCGCCCTGCCCCCAGTAATGGGTGGAATGCTGTACCCAACACGGAAATCGCTCAAGGCATTACTGCACCTTACCTGTTTTGACCGCAACTTTGCAGTTGTGATTGCACAAGGTTCGGGAGCGAGATCCGGGACGATGGCGAGACTCAGTTCTCTCAACGTGCCTCACGGCACCGCGAAGGGGGTAACCCCACCGCACGTGGAGATCATCGAGGAGGGTTTGCCTGACGTTACAGAGGATTACTCCCCTGGTCAGTCGGCACCAGTTACCTGGATAACCCTTGCCCGCCATTACCGAAACGACCCCCGCATCCCCAAGGCGAGCCAGAAATGGCTCAACAAGGTAGATGGGGTGCTTCCGTCCCGCGAACAAGTCGCGGCGGTAGCGGAAGCAGAAGGGATGATCAGTCTCTCATCTGTAAAGATGGCCACCATGCGCCGTGAGGTGCTGGTGGAGCTCATGCTCCGTGAGGAGTATGTTCGAGCTGCACTGGTCGTCCGCTTTGGGTCCATGGCCCCTCGGATCAAGTGGATCATGCGGAGCGTAAGCAACGCAACGCCCCTTACGGGTGACGGATACCACTTGGCCCTCGAGGAATGGAGAACACTTGTGAATAGTGCCGAAGGGTCCTATTCAGAGCTCTCCACCATACTCTCCTTCTTCCTTACGGAACTCTGGATTCCCTTACGGGAATGGGAAGACATCCTTCCGGGTGACTTTCCCTGGTCTTACCGACTCCAGTGAGAAGGGGATGTATGGGTGTGTGCCAACACAACATTGCGGTGACGCACTCTGGGTTGATGCGTGACCCGGAACCGTGAGGTTCATAGGGTCACGTACCAGCCCTTTTCCAGACATTCGCTAGGGTTGCCCCCGGCACT